ATGGACTTACGTAATAATACTCCAATCATTTCAGCAAGCTCGGGTAACGTCGCGGCTGCTACGGCGACTGCTACGCTTCCTGCAGTGGCTGGTAAGACGACGTACATCTGTGGTTTTAATATCTCAGGAGCTGGTGCCACCGCCGCTTCTGTAGTTAACGTCACCGTCACAGGTACTAACGGTGGAACCCAGACATACACACTAGCCGTTCCTGCTTCTGCCACTACGGCATTCGTTCCACTGGCTGTAGCTTTTGATCCGGCTATTAACGCCTCTGCAGTTAATACAGCTATTGTAGTTTCATGTCCCTCTTTGGGAGCGGGCAACACCAATAACACAGTCAACGCATGGGGATACCAAGTCTAATGATGTCTAAAATGAAAGCCGATAAGGCTTCTGATAAGAAAAAGGGAATCAAAGAAGGTTCCAAGAAAGATAAGAAGATCGACAAGAAGAAGGGGTTAAAAGATTGACTTGGACTAACGAAAGATACACCAATGACGAAATCATTGGTAAAGGTGACTACGGGGTTCCAATCGGTAAACCTCAAGATGTCATGACTCATGCATCCCGTAACTTTCCTCCGGTTACTGCCAAGCCTCTTGGTTTAGTAGCTCCGGGTCCCAGTGGGAACCTCGGTGATGAGTAAAGGTAATAAGCCCCAAAAGAACGACAAGGCTACTAAGAAGCCTAAGCAAGTTAAGGTTGAAAAGAAGTGAGTACACTACAAATGCAGCAGGAAGACCACCCTGCACACAGCATGCCTGACGCTACTGAACAGTACGCAGGAGATGTTCTTCCCTTTCCCACTTCAAGAGCAACTCCTATTCCGGGTTCTGTAGGATCGGCTAATAGAAGTGCTATGGAAGATATCGCTAAGCGAGGTCCTTCAGCTGTTGATAAAACTAATTTGACAGTCTTAAAACCTCTCCGTCCGGGGCAATAATGTTACCTGAAGCTTGGAGTGTGTACGGAATTATCCTCAGCGTCATAGGCGCTGTGTGGAGTCTTGCTTGGTGGTTATCTAGTAAGTTCACTGAAATTAATAAACAGATTTACGACCAAGGCGAGAAGATAGCGAAGTTCTTTAACGACAAGCTTGACACTCATGAGAAGCATACTGCTAAGAAGTTTTATGAAGTCTCTGAGGCTATTTGGGAAATCAAACTACGTAATGCAGCGGTAGACGGCGTTAAACCCGCACCGTTTAAACCAGAAGACATTAGTGGCTAAAAAGCCTATATCAGATTTACAGCAAGCTCGGAATGAACGCCGTAAGGCTGCTGAGCTTTCTCTCGTAGAATTCATAAATCTGATCCACCCGAAGCGTATGCTCGGGAATATTCATAGAGAGATAATCAGCTGGTGGACTTCGAGTAATGCTCGTAATCACCAGCTATTACTGCTGCCGCGCGACCACATGAAGTCAGCGTTGATAGCATATCGGTGTGTCTGGGAGCTTACCAGAGACCCTACTCTTAGAATATTATATATTTCTTCTACTAGTAATCTTGCTACTAAGCAGCTGAAGTTTATGAAGGATATTCTCACTTCAGATACTTACAGGCTGTATTGGCCTGATATGGTTGAGAAGGAAGAAGCAAAGCGCGAGAAGTGGACGGAGAGAGAAATCTCAGTAGATCATCCTCGTCGTAAAGAGGAATCTATCCGTGACCCTTCCATCTTCACTGCAGGTCTTACTTCGAATATTGTGGGTATGCATTGCGATATCGCTGTACTTGATGACGTCGTGGTATCTAATAACGCTTACCTTGAAGAGGGCCGCGAGAAGGTTCGTGACCAGTATTCGCTCCTTTCTTCGATTGAAACTGTAGAAGCCAAGGAATGGGTAGTAGGAACCCGCTACCACCCGAAGGATTTGTATTCGTCTCTGTGTGAGATGGAGATTACTTCGTATGATGAATTTGGCAATAAAAAGAACACAGATGACAACAATCTATTCGACGTTCGTGAATGGCCTGTCGAGACTGCGGGAGATGGTACGGGCGAGTATATCTGGCCCCGCTCTCAGAGGTCTGACGGTAAATGGTTTGGATTCAACCAAGAAGTCCTCGATACTAAGCGTAGTCAATACCTTAATAAAGTCCACTTCCGTGCTCAATACTATAACGACCCCCATGATATTGATTCTTCCCCAATCGGGAGAGATTTGTTTCAGTACTATGACCAGAATTATATCTCTAAGCGAGACCACCAGTGGTACTACAAACGAGAACGACTTAACGTCGTGGCAGCCGTTGACTTCGCTTACTCCACCGGAAAGAAAAGCGATTTCACGTCTATTGTCGTCCTTGGAGTCGATGGAGTAAATAACTACTACATTCTAGAGATTGATCGCTTTAAGACTGATAAGATCAGTGATTACTTTCAGAGGATACTCAAGCTCCATGAGAAATGGGGCTTCCGTAAGATACGTTGCGAAGTCTCGGTAGCCCAACAGGTTATCGTTAAAGACTTGAAAGAAAACTACATACGCCCTTATGGCCTTTCTTTGTCAGTGGATGAGTTTAGACCGTCCAGATGGCAAGGCAGTAAGGAAGAACGCATTATGTCGGTGCTAGAGCCTAAGTACGCAAACCGGCAGATATGGCACTACCAAGGCGGTAATATACAAGTTCTTGAAGAAGAACTCGTATTCACTAACCCAGCCCACGATGACGTCAAGGATGCTCTAGCCTCAGCTGTAGATTTTGCAGTAGCTCCTATTAACATTTTCTCTATTAAGAAATCACAAGAACAACCTATGCAATTTAATCAACGATTCGGCGGAATGCAGTGACTAGTAAGGTACTGGAACTTGAGAATATACTTAGTACTGACCTTCTCGCTACACGGCTGACAGAACGGTACATTGAGTGGGATACTCTACGCAATGCTTGGAAAGTAGATAAGGAAGAAATACGTCGGTATGTTTATGCTACTGATACATCTCAAACATCGAATGCCAGCAATCCTTGGAAGAATCGTACTACCATACCCAAGCTTTGCCAAATCCGTGATAACCTGTACAGCAATTATACTGCTACTCTATTTCCGAAGCGTAAATGGCTGATTTGGGAAGCTAACGAAAAGGATAGTAACCAAGTCGATAAGAGGGACTCGATCGTCAACTATATGAGTTGGTGTATCGAGCAGCCGTCGTTTAAGCATGAGATCGATAAGATCATACTTGATTACATCGACTTTGGCAACTGCTTTGCTACAGTGGAGTGGCTTGACCACAGAGTTAACCAGCCCGGTATGACACAGGCTGGATATGTCGGACCCGGCGTTCGACGCATCTCTCCGCTTGATATGGTGATGAACCCAACATCAGAAGATTTTATGTCTTCTCCTAAGTTTGTGCGTTCTCTTGTGTCAATGGGAGAGTTGAAAGATTTGCTTTCACGTCTCAGCAACGACGAGAACCAACAGGAATACGAAGAGCTTTATGACTATCTTAAAAAGGTCAGATACCACGCGCGCACTTTCGAAGGTGATTGGGCTCAGCGCGATCGTCTGTATGCCATGGATGGGTTTGCTTCTTTTCGCGCTTATCTTAAGAGTGATTATTGCGAAGTTTTAACTTACTATGGCGATTGGTATGACCATTACACAGATACTTTCCAAAAGAACCGCGTTATCACTGTCGTTGATCGGCATAAGCTCATTGGTAATAAGCCTAACCCCAGCTTCTTTGGACAACCTCCTATTTACCATGTTCCGTGGCGGAAGCGGCAGGACAATCTGTGGGGAATGGGGCCGCTCGATAATCTTATTGGTATGCAATACAGGCTGGACCACTTAGAGAATATGGCTGCGGATATCTGGGATTTAACAGCATATCCGGTCCAGAAGATCAAGGGCTTCGTCGAAGACTTCGTTTGGCAGCCCGGTGAAAAGATATTCGTCTCTGAAGAAGGAGACGTCGAGCTAGTTCAACCTCAGGTGCAGATTATGCAAGCTGAGAGTAAGATGAACATGCTTACTGAAACGATGGAGAAGATGGCCGGTGCTCCCGGAGAAGCCATGGGCTTTCGTTCTCCCGGTGAAAAGACTAAGTACGAAGTACAACGGCTAGAGAACGCCTCTGCCCGTATCTTCCAGAATAAGATCAACCAATTCGAAGAACAAATCATTGAACCTATTCTCAATGCGATGCTGGAATTGGCGCGTCGCAATCTCACCGGAAGTTTGGTAATTAAGGTCTTCGATGACGAACTCAAGACAGCTACCTTTGAAACACTCACGGTTGAAGATATCACTGGGGTTGGACGAATTAAGCCCATCGCAGCTAGACACTTTGCGGAGCAAGCAGAACTCGTACAGAACCTCACTTCTCTCACAGGATCAGGACTATGGCAAACAGTCATGCCGCACTTCAGTGGGATCAAGTTAGCGAAGATTCTAGAGCAGGTATTTGACCTATCAGACTACGAAGTAGTACTGCCGTTCATAGCTCTAGCCGAGCAGGCAGAAGGTCAGGCTCAGATACAACAGCTCCAACAGCAGTTACTACAGCAGGCTGGAACAGCCACAGGTATGGGGCATGACTACGATGTCAACCCCCAGACAGGCCAGCCGTCAGGCCCCGGCCCACAGCAGGGTCCACCGCCTGAGAAACCCAAAGGTGGAACGATGGGACTCCAACGTAACCCCCCTGCTAATGCAACACCCCAAGGAACACTAGGAACACAATGATCTCTGCTTGGACCAAGCATATCACAGACCCTGAAGCCAAAGAACGGTTTCAGTCAGCAGTACAGGGAAGTAAGTTAGTCCTGCAGCGTCTTCAAGCCATTATGGACGAGATGCGAGTAGACTCTGAAAACCAAGAACTGTCAACCAAATTATATGACTCACCTTCGTGGGCATACATACAGGCAGATGCCAACGGATATAAGCGCTGTCTAAAACAAATATCCAAACTCATAAACCTAGACCAAGGATAACAATGAACTTACTAGATGGGGCCGACCAGCCCGACGAACGCGCTGAGATTCTCAATAAGTGGAAGGACAAGCCACTAGAAGAACTCCTCAAAGCGAAAGTAGAGAGTGATCTCTACATCAAGACTTTAGAGAAGCAGAAGGATGAACTCCGAGATGACTATCTGAAGCAGCGGGAAGAACTTCTCGCTAAGGCTAAATTTGAAGAGCTTATAGACCGATATGAGAAAGCTCCGAGAGAAACTCCAGTAGCTACCACCCCGGCGAACGAAGAGAGCCATAAGTATGACCCTAAGGCAATTGAAGACCTCATAGAAAACAAAATTAAACAAACTAAGGTTGTTGAACGTGAGACTGAGAATTTCCGAAAGGTTCAAGACAAACTGAAGGAACGGTACGGTGATAATTACACCACCATTCTGAAGGAACAACAGAGTACACTTGGACTGTCAACCGATGACGTCAATGCCCTTGCTAAGAAATCCCCTGAAGCATTCTTCAGGATTATGGATTTGAATAAGCAGACAGACGGATCGTTCCAGACACCTCCTAGGTCAGGCCAGAGGAATGACAATTTCTCACCTAAGGGTCAGACAAAGCGTGATTACACCTACTATCAGGAACTGAAGAAGGCTAATCCGAAATTGTATCTCGATAAACAAATCGCTGTCCAGATGCACAACGACGTCATTTCAATGGGCGAAGCTGCATTTTATGGACAATCATAACTCTAAACCTCTTCAAGGACTTCATTAATGGCCGGTTTTACCGACTCAAATAATCAGTATCTTGTAAGGAGTAACCTTTGGTCGCGTCAGATCAAGGAGCTTCTGCTCGATGAACTGAATGCTATGAAGTTTGTTAAGGTTCTCTCCGACTTCCCCGATGGCTATACGCTAAACATTCCGTCGATTGGTGAAGCAGAAACACTTGATTTCAATGAAAATCAAGCTGTTAAGTACAATGCACTGGATACGGGTAACTTCACGTTCTCGTTCGACCAGTACAAGTATTCTGCCCACGCGATCAGCGAAAAGTTCAAGCGGGATAGTTTCTATGCTCAGGATGTGATCGCTGCCTTCGTGCCGCGTCAGCATCGTGCGCTGATGGAAGCCGTTGAGACGCGCATTTTCGCTATGGCGAATGCGGGACAAACTGCAGGCTCCCCTAACATTATCAACCTCGCGGATCACCGCTGGGTCGCTGGTGGTGTCAACCAAGCAATCACTCTGCAGGACTTCGCTAGAGCACATTACGCCCTAACTAAGGCTAATATTCCTCTGACGAACCTCTGCGCCGTGGTTGATCCCTCGGTTGCTTATACTCTCGCTACTCAGGCTAACCTCATTAACATTCTTTCCCCTGTTCAGATGTGGACTGATGTTACCCGTGATGGTCTGATGACTGGATTTAAATTCCGGTTCAACGTCTTTGGTTTCGACATCTACGTGTCGAATTATCTGCCCGCAATTGCATCGGAAACGATCAATAGCGTTGCAGTTACCAACGGTGTTTGCAACTACTTCTTCTCTGCTGCTCCCGGCGATACTGTGCCGTGGATTGGTGGTTTCCGACAGATGCCCACTGTTTACAGTGAGTTCAACAAGGACCTTCAGCAGGAAGAGTATATCACGATCGCAGAATATGGTTTCAAGCTTTATCGGCCTGAGAACATGATCACGATCATCACCAGCACTTCAGCTGTACCGAGCTAAGGAGATAACATGACTACAGGTTATTGGATTAACCAAGACGGTCTTCCTCTCCAGTTTGGAACGGCTAAGGCCCAGACTGCCCAAGGCGGGGACTACCTCGTCTTTGGCGAAACTCGTGAATTCGAACAGCTTATCAACCTAGTGCCTCTGGCAATGGGTGCAGGCGGCGTTCAGATTCCCGCTCCTCCGACTACGTTCAGTGGAACGTCTACCCCCATCGCTGCGGGTATTCAGCAACTGACTAATATCATCCCCCTCCAGACTACTGCTCCCGTTCTTGCGGCTAGCAGCAGCTTGATTACGTTTACTGCTCCTCAGATTTTCTTTGAATCTGTTGAGGTTGAGACGATTATCCCGGCTGTGGGTGGTACTAGCATTAACGTTGGTCTTGTTTCTACGGTTGTTCAGAACTCCGGTCAGAGCCAAACTGCAGGTTATGTGCAGATTGCCCCGAACGCTGGTGTTCAGCTTATTAACGGTCTTACGACTGCTAATATGGGGACGATTGGTTACAAGGCAATATTCACGCAATCCGGTTCTACCGGAATGCTGTATAGTGCATCCAACGGTTCTCCGATTGCTGGCGGTGGTTCTTGGATTGGAACTAACATTCCTGTCCCCACCAATACGATCTACGGTAACAATGGCGCAGCTACTGTTATTCCTTCTAAGGCGTATGTTTCTACTATCGCAACTGGCCCGTTCACGTCAGGTCTAGTTAAGCTTCGGCTTCGCTATACCATCGTCGGTAACATTGCTCAGTAATGATTTAAGGGGGCGTAAAAACCCCCTTACTTCTAAGAAAGGAATACAATGGCTACTTACTACAATGCAGGTCTTCAAGTTCAGGAAGCTGGACTCGATGACGTCATCGGTAACGAAAGAACTCGTGCAACTGTAAGCCCAATTACCTTTACCGGCACTGCTGGTTTAGGTGCAGCATACACTACTACCCAACAGGGTACGATGTGGATGAACGGTTTCGGAGCCCCCCGTACGGGAACTTCCGCAACTAACTTCACAGCTTTAGCAGCTGATGTTTTAACAGGTATTATTACTTGGAAGAACAGCAATACTGCAAGTAGCACGATGACTATCGATACCGCGACTAATCTCATTAACGCTGTCAATCAGGTCTGTTCGGGTGTTCAGGTGGGAGACATTATTCAGTGTCTCGTCATCAACAGCACCAGCTCAGGTGCAGGTGGCGTTATTACTGTTGCAGCAGGTACTGGAGGTTCGTTTGATGCGAACCAGACGGCTCCTGTTATCGCAGTTGGCGCATCCCGTATGCTTTACATTTTATTTTCGAATGTGACTCCGGGCTCTTACGCTTACGTCGTCTATACTTAATATATCCAATGGGGGCGACACGTCAGCTTTGCTGACTTAAAGCCCCCAAAGGATTAAAGGAAAACAATGGCTGAAACACCTACTTTAACAAATCTAACTAGCTTAGCAAATTCAACTACGGCTATTAATACTATTAATAGTAATAATGCAGCCATTACTACCGCGTTTCTAGATACATTGTCTCTGAGTGGAACTTCTCCAAATCAGATGCAAAGTAATCTAGATATGAATAACAATCATGTTCTTAATCTTCCAGCTCCTATCTCTGCAGATGAACCTGTTAGATTAACAGACATCCAGACATTAACGGCAGGCGGAAGTATTACTTTTAATTCACTACCTACAGGTGGAACTGCCGGGCAAGTTCTCGAAAAGAACAGCTCTTCCAACTACGATGCTTCTTGGTTGTCAATCAATCAAGTACCAACGGCTGGTGCTGGAGGTCAATTCTTAGGGAAGAATTCTTCAACTAATTATGATATTTCTTGGTTAAATACTAACGTCTCGGATATCAGATATTACGCACAATCGCCTCTCAATTTCAATACAGTAGGCACTGGCTCCGATGATACTTCAACTCTTCAGGCTGCAATAAATGCAGGAGTAGGGACGATTGTAGTTCCCGCTGGTATTCATCTAACTATTTCTTCTTCAATAAGTCTTCTTAACAAAAGCAATATACGCATTACAGGTTCAGGTTCCGGTTTTACAGGAAATCAATCTGCTCCTTCGAGTATTAAATTTACAGGGACTACTGGTTCTCTTTTCGTTTGTGACGGCTGTTCAGGTTTTGAATTAGATCATCTCTCGATATACTACACCAGTCCTTCTTTCACTGGGGATTTAATTGATTTAGATTCCGCACAAGCAGGTGGTATTCTTACGTGTTTTATTAATATTCATGATAATTTCATCACAACTGTCGGTGGAAAAAACGCATCTTCTTTGATTAATGTTGCTCAATCTTTAACTGTCAATATAGAACGTAATGATCTATCGGGAGCTATCCAGCTTATTAAAGGTGGAGCTAACAGCAATAACATTGTAATTAATAATAATTGGTTTGATCAAGCAACAACCACTACAAGTCACGTAGGTGTGTATGGAGAAGGTTGGGTAATTTCCAATAACGTATTTGAATCTACAGGTGCAGCTACAAACTATAATATCGTTTGTAATGGAATAGCTCAAGGTTTAAGTATAACTGGAAATACCTTTAACGATAGTGGAACGGGAACTCCAATATATCTTATAAATGCTTCTTGTCAAGGCGTTGTAATTTCAGGGAATGATATACAAGGGGGTCTTTACAGTATCAACGCAGGACCAGCTTTCGGTGTTTCTATTGTAGGTAATTTCTGTTCGTCTAATAATACGAGCAATATTATTGTAAACAGTGCAACAAATGTTTTAGTTGCTGGAAACACATATCTTAACGTAGAGCCTGTAACTCTTGTTGGAGCTGTACCTTCTGCTGGAAATTATATTATAGACGATGGTAATGGTGCAGGCTTGCTTGTTAATTCTGTAATTACTGCTCCTAAAACTTCCATCCCTGCCGGAGGTGCTGTAGGTGTTGGTTATAAACTCTCAAGTACAAATAATCTTGGTGTCTTCTTTGGATCAGGAGCCCCGACATTATCGGCTGCTCAAGGAAGCCTATACGTAAGAACCGATGGTTCTAGTTCTTCAACCAGACTCTACGTCAATACCACTGGTTCCACGACGTGGACTAACGTGACGACAGCAACTTAAATGACTGATAAAATTACACTCTCTTCTGTTGGTAGTTTAATAAATACAACTACAGCGCAAACGACAATAAACAGTAATTTCTCTACAATCCAGACTGCGTTCGACAATACGCTTTCTCTGAATGGGCAATCGCCTAATCAGATGAGTGCTAACATTGACATGAACAGTAATCAGATTGTTAATCTGCCTGCACCTATTGCACCAACGTCTCCTGTTCGTCTTCAAGATATGGTTACATACGCAGGAGGCGGTACAGTTACTACAATACCTTCGGGGGGTACTACAGGACAAGTTCTCTCTAAGACATCTAATACTAATTATCAAGTAGCTTGGACATCTACTGGAACTACAACTTCAGGCACTAACATAAACGTAACTGGAAGTTCACCTTATGTTATCAACACTATAGCAAATCCTAATTTTACTACGAGTGTTACAACTCCTGCTCTTATCTTAGGCAGTACTACTTTAAATGCAGTAACAGGTTCGGGTTCTACAGTTGTTACCAGCACAAGTCCTACTGTTTCTGCTCCTGTTTTAAGTGGAACAGTAACTGGAGTGTACACTCTTGGAGGCACACCGACTTTTGTTACACCTATATTAGGCACACCGACGTCAGGAACTCTTACAAGTTGCACAGGTCTTCCCGTAAGCACGGGTATTTCAGGATTAGGTACAGGTATTGCGACAGCTCTCGCAGTCAATGTCGGAACTGCGGGTTCTCCCGTCATTAACGGGGGGGCTTTAGGTTCGCCTTCTTCAGCGGGAACTATGCCTGCATTCACTCTAGGAGGTACAATCTCCGGAAGTGGAAATCAGATTAATAACATAGTAATAGGAAATTCTACACCTCTTGCGGGTTCATTTACAACACTAACTAGCGGTACATACTTAGCTACTGTAGTCGGAGGTAATGCCATAGTTGCTCAATATAATGCAAGTAATGCTCCTGTTGGTATGTATGTAGGTGGAAGTTCTGGAGGAACTGCTCTCGGCGGTAACGTTACTTGGAGTTCCGGCAATTCTTTCAATATCGCAACTACAGGTAACTGGTGGTTTTGGGGCAATGTCGGAGGAGTAGGTGGTTATGCTGTCGCTCTTTCCGCAGGAAATGGTACTGCAGGAGCTAATGCAAATTATGTAAGTAATGCTTGGTTTGCTCTAACTGCTACAGGACAAGTTCAAGTTCTTGCTACCACAGCTTCTACTTCTACTTCTACTGGTAGTTTAGTAGTTACTGGCGGAGCAGGAATCGCTGGGGCAGCTTATATAGGTGGAACTCTTGGAGTACCCGGAACTACAACTCCTATTTTCACATCAACAGCAGCAATCACTACAGGAGCAGGCTCAAGCGCTGGAACTCTAACTAATGCTCCTGCAGCAGGTAACCCTACTAAATGGATACCCATAAGTGACAACGGAACAACTAGATATATCCCGGCATGGTAATGGAACAGAAACTTAAAAATCAAATTGGTGAGATGGTCTTTCAGCTCATAGTTCTTCAACATCAACTCGAAGAAGCTAACGCTAAAATAGCAGAGCTTGAGAAGAAACCTGATGAAGAGTAACTTCAACGATTGTCTTAATAGACTTCTTAAGGCCGAAGGTGGATATACTAATAATCCTAATGATTCCGGTGGCCCTACAAATTATGGCATTACTCTGGCGGACTATCGTCTCTACATTAATAAAGCCGGGACATCAGCGAACGTACGGAGTATGGATGTAAATGATGCAAAGCGCATCTACCGTGCTAAGTATTGGGATGCTCTTAATTGTGACTCCCTTGAGTCTGGTGTTGACTACACTGTATTTGACTACGGTGTTAACAGTGGTCTGGGACGCCCTAGGAAGGCTCTACAGCGCTTTAAATCGTTGAAGGGGGCTGAACTTATAGACGCAATAAATAACGAACGTGCGACCTTCCTACAGGCTATAGGGAAGGGTAAGAATGCTGAGTTCGAAGCTGGATGGCAGGCTCGTGTCAAGCGTGTCCGTAACTACTCTCACTTTCTAAATGCACAAACTAATAATACTGCAGGACCTGTCAGCGGTGGTGGAGTGCTCAGTATCGGGGCTGCTCTCAGTCAATTCTGGCACCAACATGAGACTGCAATAATTGTAACTTCACTGGTAGCTGCCATAGTAATCGGGGCTGCCGTACATCTATATAAGAATAGGAACAAATGACTACTAAAGCACAACTGGCGCAGTACTGCGCTGACCACTTTCCTTCGCACATCGTCCACACTGGCGTAACTTATACTCACTCGGCTATCGCTGTTGTAGTGTCTTTGGCTGTAGGCTTCGGTCTCGGCTGGTACATCAAGGGGCGTGGACTGACTGGGTTTAAGATTGATCTAGGTAATGCAAAGACTGTAGTAACTACTGATGCTCAAAAAGCTGAAGCAGCCGTCGCTGCTCTCTAAGATTTGGGATAAGGATTGGACAAAGCTCCTAAGCTATCTCAAGATGGCTTCTGGAGCTTTGCTTCTATCTATCTCAGAGATCAATGGATACGTCAACAACCCTACAATGAAGGGTTACCTTGATGAACTCGATCTCCCTAAGACTATTACTATCGGTTTGATTGTAATGGGTATGCTTGTGTATATCGCATGTCCACACGGACAGGACGAAGATGCTTAGTTGGATACCTCTATTAGGTCCTATTATACAAGGGCTGTCTTCTATCTTCACAGGGTTCTTCTCAGAGAAGACTGCTGCTGTACAGGCAGCTTCTGCTACTACTATCGCAGAGACGAATGCCTCTGTTCAGATTATACAAGCTACTCAAGACGACATCGCACTGAGGATTATAAGAGATGCAATATGTGTTCCACCTGCTATCTGGAGTATGCTTATTGGCTGGGATACTATTGTGGCTAAGCACTATCCTGCTTGGAAGTTTATGGTTGCTGACTATCCTTCTACGGTATCTTATCTCCCGTATGCGGTCTTGATTTTCTTACTAGGTAACATCGGCATCAACACTTGGAAACATAAATGAAATTTTCACTTTTAGACATGACCCAAGACATCCTATCTGCGATGTCTTCAGATGAAGTCAACAGCATCTCTGATAATTCAGAGAGCCTCCAAGTTGCTACTATTATCAAGAATAAATACTACGACATCGTAGCTCGTGGTGATCTACCTGAACACAATCAAATCTTTCAGCTTAATCCGTCACTCGATCCTACTCAGCCGGTTATGATGCATGTACCTGATGGCATCGGTCATATCGAATGGATTAAATACTTCGACAGTAACCCTGACGATTCGCAGCAGCAGGATCAGTATGGGTCTTACCACGATACTAATACTGATATAGTTACGACTACTACTTCGACTACTACGGCAGTGCCGGGTTATAAGTATGTAACTATGCTTCCTGTACAGCAGTTCCTTGATATGACTGCTACGTATAATAGTACAGACACCGATGTAGAGTCGTTTACCTTTCAAGATACAAGTAATAACTTCCCCGGAGGCTTTACTTTCTATTACAAGAACGACAGCACTCCTAACTACTGCTGCATATTAAGTAACTACTACGTCATATTTGACTCTTATGACGCTACTCAAGATAGCACACTTCAAGCTGAAAAGACTATGTGCTTTGGTCAGGTTGTTCCTACTTTCCAAATGGTGGATACATTTATTCCGGACCTAGACGCTCAACAGTTTCCATTGCTTCTAAACGAAGCAAAGGCACTGGCTTTCTATGAATTGAAGCAACAGCCTCACGCTCTTGCTTCACAAGAGATTAAGCGTCAGTGGAGTACTGTTCAGAAGAATAAAAGTATTAATAACAGACCTACTTATTTCAACGAACTTGCTAACTTTGGCAGGCGTACGGGGAATTACTACGGGACACGGGGCTTCGATAACAAATCTAACCAATATGGAAATTACGCATGATTAGTCCTGAAAGCAAGATGCGCTCAAAGGATAGGATTCTTGTACTGTCTATAGCTGACAACAAGAAGCCTAAGAATAGCATTGGAAATACTGACCCACGTCTATTCGACGGGGCTAATAAACTCCACGCAGTAATGGACGATCAGTCCTGCCTGTGGCATTTCAAGTATGAAATGGGCGGGGTCCCTGAAGCTTTGAAGTGTGAGTTCACAAGCTTTAAGAAGCTGCTTGAACACGCACAATCCTATTACACTAAACGTAACATTGAGATCAAGGAAGTCCAAGACTAATGGCTTCTCAAGTCCAATCTGTCGTACAGAATAACTTCACCAAAGGATTACTAACTGAATTCACGGGATTAAACTTCCCCGAGAATGCAGCGACTGCTGCTAACAATTGTATCTTTACTCTTATTGGAGATGTTACCCGACGGGAAGGATTTGATTACGAATCTAACTACACTTTAAACACAATAAACCGTACAGGTCGAGCTGTATCTCATTACAAGTGGGATAACGCTGGCGGAACAGGGACTGTACAGTTTGTCGTAGAGCAAGTAGGAGGTACAGTCTATTTCTACCAAAGCAGTGCAGCTACAACTTCGTCTGGAATATCTTCTAATAAATCTTCATCTACTATAAATCTTTCTACTTTTGTAGCTTCAGGAGGAACCTTCGATGCTACCCAAGAATGTGACTACGCCGATGGCAACGGCTATCTCTTCATATATCATCCTAGCTGTGATCCAATTTACTGCACCTATAGTGCTGGTACAATAACAGGCACTTCAATTACACTTCAGATACGAGATTTTGCAGGTATCCCTGAAGCCATTGGTGTTACTACAAGACCTGCTACTTTATCTGCTGAGCATCAATATAATCTAACTAACCAAGGTTGGACTGCTGGTGCTGCTTGGACTGGTACATCTACTACACCTAACTACGCAACAACTGGGAGTAAGACTTTCACAACTCAGTCTGGTTTAGCAGTAACTTTAGGTGACACAGTTAATATAATTGTCACAGACCCATCTGCATATCCTTT